AAATTACAATCAAAATTAACAAGAAAAATTGGAAAATTAAAATTGTAAAATCTACAGAACTTTCTCCAGCAACTTGTGGAGAATGTGATCATCCTTCAACCGCAAAACCAGAAATTTGGGTAAAAAGAAGTTTAAAACCTAAAGATGTTATGGATACCGTAATTCATGAAGTTATTCATGCTATTCGTCCAGAATTATCTGAAGAGGCAGTGCTAGATACTGCAAGCACAATAGCAGATGCACTTTGGAAGTTAAAATATAGAAAAGAAAAAAAACTTCCAAAAGAGTCTTGACAGCAAACAAAACATCGTTACAATGTATCTAACAAGGCAAGTGTAATGCCTTAGTAAACGAAGAATGACCAACTTAGTTTACTTTTATTATGGTCAATTTTGAGGTAATTGTTATGAGTACGAAGAATAGGGTTTCGAAGAAGCGTCAGGTTATGAATCATCTCTCGCGTGGTTGGGGAATTGATGCAACTACTGCTCGTAAGCGTTATGGAGTTCGCAATCTCCGCGCAACGATCAGTGACATTCGTGAGATGGTTGAAGAGTACGGTAACTGGGAAATTACCAGTGATCAGGGACGTTACACTATGCGGGATACTCATCCAGGAAAGCGCACTTATGCTTTCCGTAAGGATGGAACTCGCTATCGTCTTTCCAACTAATTTAGTTGATACTCGAAGGAGGAGGCGATTAATTTCGCCTCTTTCTTTTTTATGAATCTTGAAAATATTTTAAATTTTGCGTATCCGCTTTGTCTTGAAATCCCAAGACAAAAGAAGCATATTTCTCTCATCTTTCATAAGAAGAGATTACTTTCGATTGGAAGAAATTGTTTCAAGACTCATCCAAAGGCAAAGGAAATTGGATATGCATACGAAGAAATGCATTCCGAACTTGACGCATATCGAAAAATTCCAAAGAATTACAGAGGATTGAAGTTGACTCTTGTAAACGTAAGATTTAATCGTTTTCAGGAACTTCGCATGTCACGACCATGTGAACTTTGCACTCCTTGGTGTCGTGAAGTTTTTGATAATATATACTATACCGATAACGAAGGTATTAAAATAATGGAGTGACTTATGAGTAAGTATGTAATCAAAGAAACAAAAGAAACGTGCGTGATTCTCGAAACCTTTACTGACTTATTTGGTAATGAAATGGTTAAGATTAAGACCGAATCTGGTCAAATCATGGAAGTTACCAAGAGTGATATTGTTCAATTTTTACAGGATTAATTATGCCTTATCGTCTTCATATTGATATTCCTCTCAACATGACGGAGGAACAAGCAATCATTGCATCACAACAAATTCTTGGTATTCTTGCTGAAGAAGAAACAGATGCTCTAGTTCTCAACGCTATCGGCGTTGAGGAGATTAATTATCGTCTTGGTCACGATGATGATCGTCAAAAGAGTAATTATTTTATTAAGAATGAAAGTCTAAGATTGTCGTACCAAAGGCATTGACAATCGCAGAAGATACAGTATAATAATTCAACGCGCCGTGGGCGGAAAGTTTCGCAGGATTGCTTATAACAATCTCAAGCCCGAGCGTTACGGGAACGGCGTACTATGCTCTCATAGATTAACTGGCTAAATCCCCGCCCTTTCAAGGCGGTGAGTCGGGGTTCGAGTCCCCGTGAGGGTACTGGATGATTACCCAAGCAGCAACGGGGAGAGACTGTAAATCTCTTGTCTTCAGACTTCGTAGGTGCAAGTCCTTCATCATCCATTCAAGGAAATAATTATGACTTTACCAAATGAATGGTTTATTTCTATGAAGAAGAATCGACAATTTCTGTTCGATCTTCTAAATCCAAATACCACACCAAGAGTTTCAAGGGATGTTCGTAAGCGAGCATCTGAATGCTTGAAGCACTTTCCAATGCAACCTGAAATTGATGAATTGGAAAGAATGCACAATAATTCTATAAAGGATAAAAATATTATTCTTGCAGAAACTAATAAAGAACTTCAAAGAGTTGCTAATGAAATTCTATTAGCACAATCTTCGCTCAGTAGAATCAGTGTTGCATTACAAAATTTTGTGAATGCAAAAGAAAAGGATTAATATGAAACCAATTGGAAAACTTGTTCTCTTAGAAAGAGATTTTGGCGGCAGAAAAACTACAGATGCTGGAATTATTTACGATGACAAAGTAACCAATAAAATGGTATGGTCTAAAGTAATTTCAGTTGGAAATAAGATCACCGAAGATATCAAAATCGGTGATCGTGTTCTTTGGGATATTACTAAAATCAAGGGAACATTTGGTGGACACGATGTAGTACATCAAGAAGATGTTTATCTTGTCGTTAGAGATTGATATGAATAAATCAAATCTTTTTATTTCTAGGGAATGGGAAAATATTCTATTAGATAATATTGTAGAATATATTCGTTCTACAAATTTTGTAACAAAAGATACAGCAATATTACAACTAAGTTGTGAATATTCTGGTATGTTTGGTCAGTATCTTTCACATAGACTTTCAAATTTTAATGAACCACTCTCAATTGAACCAGTAAATATCCCTTACGGTTCAGAGTTTAAAGTTCAAGTCCATCCAGATCAATTAGATCCTTATTCCAAGTTTATCGTAGTTGACAGCGGTTGTATGTCTGGAAATAACTTTAGAAATATTAAAAATATTCTGTTAAATTATGGAATTTCTGAGTATAATATCTTTATTACTAGTATTTGCTGTGATAATAGATCTATTATTAAACCAGATTATTGCCCATTAATCTATGATGGGACAACCCAAATGCCACATTTCTGGTGGGAATGTAAGACGGATAAATTTAAAGATAAGTAATGGAACCAAAAGATCGTCCCTGGGATTTAGATGAATTCATAGGTCTTGTAGTGTTTGGAATACCAACCGCAATATATTGTTATTGGATTGGTTATGCACTATTCTATATTATACATATAGGTATCAACCTTATATAAGATGTTTTTAGTATAACTTACTATAAGGAAATATGGATGCAAGATCAGTCAAATAATTCAAACTTCGGAATAGATTTCGGACTTATACTAGCAGGATTTTTTGGTGCATTGATTCTTGCACTGAGTACAAAAAATCAAACACCTGGAAAAGCAATCACCTCAATTTTAGCAGGGGCGATTTGCGCGAATTATCTGACACCAATTGCACTGAACTTTATGCCAGAAGCAGTACAAAATAATGGTAGATATGGAACTGCCTTTATAATGGGATTTATTGGATTGAAATCATTAGAATTAATATATGATTTTATTTCAAAGAAAATAAAAGCAAAAAAAGGTAAGATAAATATTGACATAAATATGTAAGTCTATATAATGGAGATCCGAAATGGCAAGAGAAGTCAATAGAAAAGATCTAGTACATTTACAAGCAACAAAAGATGGTCGTTGCTTAGATTTACTTTTAACTATGAAAGAAATTGAAAAGGCAGTAGCAAGAGCGGAAGATCCAAAAAATTCTAATTTGATTCCATCTGATTGCTGCACATGTTGGCCTATTGAAAAACCACCAGAATGTACGTTCTGGAATCGTATTATGTTTAATTGTCCAAAAGACTAAAAGGAGTTATATATTATGAACGTGAAGATTATTCGTTTGATTAGTGGTGAAGAAATGCTCTGCTCTGTTACTGATAACGGAGATACAATTACAATTAAGAATCCAGCAGTTCTTATTCCTTCTCCAGAAGGTAAGTTGCTTATGGCAAAGTGGATGCCATACGCCAATGATGAGAATGGATTTACGCTTGGTAAAAACTTTATTATGTTTAATTGCCCGAAAGACTAAAAAGGAGTTATATATTATGAACGTGAAGATTATTCGTTTGATTAGCGGTGAAGAAACTTACAGTTTGATCTTGACTTTCCAACGGTATATGATATACTGTTGGTATAGACCTCATAGTTAAAAGGATATAACTACAGCCTTCTAAGCTGTTATTCCAGGTTCGATTCCTGGTGGGGTCGTTGAAATTGGTTAGAATATAAATATCTAACCATGAATAAAATATGCACTAAATGTAATAACGAAAAACCAGAAAATAATTTCTACAATAAAAAAGGAAGAAAATCATCATCCTATTGTAAAGATTGTTTTAATCAATATTGTATGGAGAGATGGAAAAAAAGAAAAATAGAAGTAGTCAATAGTATGGGTGGATGTTGTTCTAAATGTGGATATTCTAAATGTATCGCTGCTTTAGAGTTACATCATATTGATGATTCTACTAAACAATATGAATGGTCAAAAATGCGACAGTTAAGTGAAAGTAAACTTAAAATTGAATTAGATAAATGTATGTTACTGTGCGCTAATTGTCACAGAGAAATGCATAATGCTTTATGAAATTATATTCATTTACAAATCGTTTATATAAACGTGATTATCGTAAATTGTACGATATGAGAGGTCGTGCAATTTTTTATGTTCCTCTCGGATTCAATTATAGTGAGAAAGGAAATTATCGTATGCGTAATTTTAATATTGGTATCGTTGGAGCATCTATTACTGTTCTTGGCATTCTATTCTTTGCAGGATCTAAGATCGATGTAGAGTTTGCTCGTACTCTAACCTACATCTCAGGATTTGCACTTGGTCTTGGTGTTCTTCTAAATATGTTCGAGAATAATCAAAAGACAGTTGAAAATGATGATCGAATTGATAATATTCGTCGTGAATTTGATTCAGTCTATCGTTATATTGATGAGTTAAACACACAAACAACTAACGAGATTGAGAAGGTAAGTCGTAGTTGTTCTTCACCTTTGACAGAGTGTACGGACAAGTGGTGTAAGACAAAAAAGTAAAATTTCTAAATAATCTTGATGGTTAAAATAACATATACTTACTCATTCGTTGAGTTAAGTGGAAAACCTAAAAGATTTATAGAAAAACTAGATGAGTGTAAAATTTTGGGTTACGGTGTCTCAACGGATACCGTAACCCTTATTGTTTTGTTTGATTCAGATGAATCGTATGATAAATTAAATAAATTATTGAATCAAAAATTTAAGTTAAAACTTAAAAACAAAACTATAATTTAGAAAGATCTGCCGTAAAAGTTATAACTTGAAGTTCCACTACGGTTTACTGAACCTATGTTTGGATTCGTAATGTTTGCCATGTTATTTACCAATGCTGTGGTAATTTGTACAAGGTTCTCTGTGACTGTTGTTTCTACGGCAGTGTCAGTCTCAGGAGTTCTACAGAAAGTGTTCACAGTAAATTCTGTGCTTATTGCTTTAAGTTTACTTGATCTAAACCTACACTGCGAGAATGTATTATTGTCAGAACAATTGATAATTGCTCCTCCTTGATATGATATACATGCTCCAGTTAAAGTATCTGTAAGATTTGGTTCTGTCTGGTAAGAATCAACCACATCAATATAACAGTTCATGAGAGTCTTTTTAGTTGTTAAATCCTGTGGAGTTACAACCAAGTCAATTAAAATATATTCATTTCCATCGGCATCAACACCTATCTCCAATACTTGAGTTGGTGTAACAACTGATGGTATTTCTATGTAATCTCCAACTGAAATTCCAATATAAGAGAATGAATTTTTACTATTTTTACCAAGTTTATTTTTTAATATAGTTGCTGATCGTTTTTCAGTTGGCGTTGAGATCGAAGATGCAATTATATAAGGAATGTCTGTAAATTTAGTTTTATCATATCTGTTAAACTTAGAAGACAATCCAGTAACTGAACTGACGTTTGCCTTTACAATACCTTCAGAAAATGATTGAAAGGTGTATGTTCCAGATATATCAGCAGTAACCTTTAAGTTTGGATCATAATATTCACCATTCAAAACTGTCATGGTCATTCCAGTAACTATTTGACTGAAATAATCTTTAATGTTTGTCTCTACACTAGAGTTAGTAAGATTCGTAAAATCAATTAAGCATTTAGTATTGCTTGAATAATAAAGCACATTGGGAGTCGATACAATTCCTCTATTAATTGAAATTGTATCAATTTTATATTCTTCTACAGTCAAATGCTTCTGTTGATAATGCAGATGGAGTTGTAGTTACACTCTTCTGACCATGAACAAATCTTGATGGTCTTCTAAACGAATCAATTGCTACCTTTGCTCCTGATCCATTTGCGTTTATCAAGTTTAATATATCAAGTGCATATCCAGCATTTGTAGAAACTGTTCCAATGTTTGTCTTGAGACTTTCAATGCTGTCAATTAAATCTGTATCATCAATGGATACGGTTCCAGATACACCAACAGGAACTGCACTATATGCACCAATTTCTACTGCTCCACCAGCGAGACTTCCTTGAATTGTTACAGGAGTTCCAGTACCAGTGTATCCTTGAATACGCAATGGACCTTCTGAACCATTAGTTACACCAACAGTAGAGGATACTGAAACACTGAAAGTGAATCCTGCATTTGTTACAGCAACCTTCAATGCATCACCAGATACACCTAGAGCAACGCCTCCGACGTTTAGATTTGTTTCAACGTAAGTTGTTCCACCTGGACCATAAACTGCTACAGAGTCAGATGCAGCGGTTAATTGGAATCCACCACTGATGCCTACGTTTCCTACAACAGTTACACTATCGGATGATGAGTTGAGTCTTCTTCCACCTGTGACTGTAATTGCAGTAGCACCACTGATTCCAAAGACACCAACGCTACCTAAGATAGAAACAGATCCAGTTACGCCTACACGGATTCCGTTGGTTATTCCCTGAACATATCCCGTAACACCAACCAAAGCGTCAGATGAGTTTGTAGAACCCTTAACAATGATCGGAGTGGAAATTGTATTTTGTATGTAAAATGAACCAGTTCCTGAAATTGTTCCAGATACTGGCATAGTAGTGCCAGTAGTTCCATACATTTTCACAGGAAGTGGATATGCTTCATTTACTCTATAACTATAATTTTCGTCACCCCATGCAAGTTTGGATATTTGTGCATGAGATGCACTGAATCCTACAGCACCGCTTGTACCATAATCTGTAGCAATTACAGCAGTACCTGATGCAATCGTGATTTCAATATTATCTCCAGTATATGGCATATAACAATTCCTTTATTGATATATATACTAATATACTTTACTCTTGCAGAAGATCAGATTTAGGGTATAATCTAGACATGATATTCAACATAACAAAAGAAGAATTTTCCAAGAGAATTGAAAATTACGTTAAAGTTCACGACACATCCTATATGGATACAGTTATTCATTTTTTCGATGAGTACTCATATGATTTTTCAGTTGCTCCTAAACTTTTAACGCAACCAATTTTAGAAAAAATTGAACAGGAAGCAAAAGATTTAAATTTTTTACCAAGAACAAAAAATAAATTACCATTTCATTGACTTGTTGTCGATCTATGGTATACTCTAGCAAGTGGGGAGTTCCCACAATTTTATTCAAGTCCGAAGGAGAACTTCGGGGAAAGTTAGGTATTTATGGGTTTTAGTGATCTTAAGAAGAAGTCTAAGTCTGGTATTGATGATCTTATCAAGAAGATGGAAGATCAAAACAAGACCAAGGACTACAAGGATGATCGTTTTTGGCGACCAGAACAGGATAAGTCTGGAAACGGATTTGCAATTGTTCGTTTTCTTCCTCCAGTAGATAATGAGGATGTTCCTTGGGTTAAGGTATACGAGCATTCATTCCAAGGTCCAGGTGGTTGGTATATTGAAAATTCTCTTACAACCCTTGGTCAAAAGGATCCAGTTGGAGAACTAAATAATCAACTTTGGAATTCTGGTCTTGAATCCGATAAGGATATTGCGCGCGCTCGTAAGCGTAAGTTGAACTACATTGCTAATGTTTATATTGTCTCAGATCCAGCAAATCCTCAAAATGAAGGAAAGGTCTTTCTTTATAAGTTTGGAACAAAGATCTTTGAAAAGATTCAAGAGGCAATGAAACCAGAGTTCAGCGACGAAGAACCAATCAATCCATTCGATTTCTGGAAGGGTGCAAACTTTCGTATCAAGATTCGTAAGGTTGGTGGATTCAACAATTACGATAAGTCAGAGTTTGATTCACAGACAATTCTTTCTGATGATGATTCTAAGTTGGAAAAGATTTGGAAGGCGCAACACGCTCTTCAACCATTCGTAGATGCTTCCAACTTCAAGTCATATGAAGAACTCAAGACTCGCTTGTATGAAGTTCTTGGTGGTGATATTCGAAGCACTGCACCATCTTCAACAAAGACTGCTGAAGACGTTGATATGACTGAACGCAAACCAGCAATGAAGTCCAAGAAACCTGTAGAAGAAGATGTTGATGAAGAGT